GTATATCTTCAGATAATTGGATGCCTTTATTGGTTCAGGTTATTAGCACAATAATTATCATATCAACAAGAATACAGAACAAGATATGGTGGAATGAGATAGTTGCCTTTTTTTGTGTACTTTCAGGATTATTAAATATCTAAAGATGAAAACAAACTACGAACCCCAGAGAACCACAGAAGGTCGTGAGGCTATTGTGAGAATAGCAAGATATGCTACTAAGAATATGATGAGGACTAAAATAAAGTCTGATCATTATGCGAAGATAGTTGATGCTTGTGTGAAGGATTTAGCGGTATATGGAATTGAACAAGACTGAGCATAAGCCTAATAGAAGGCAAAGGAGAGCGATGAATAGAATTGGTGATAAGATCGCTGATAGGATTATAAAGCAAGGTGCAATTAAGAAAGTAAGAGATGAGAAGAAAGAAGAAACATATCAGGGAGATAGAGAAGTATCTGGAGATGCTGATGATAGATCAGGTGAATCTAACGATCCAAGCAAGTAGGTTTGGATGGAGTGATGAGATCCAGAAGCAATTAGGTAATTCAGCATTGCTGATCAGAAAGTATCAGAGAAGGCTGAGGTTGATTAGAATGTGATGAAGAGATACTTTCAAATAGAGTTATTCAATTATGCTCAGATTGATAAGGGATGGTGGAGTGTAGCCTTCCTTAGAGTAGAATGTGGGAATTGGGTTTGGAATCTATTCTTTATGGAGCAGAACCTAGATGAGGGTATTGTGGAATGGTTTGCATTTAGAATTAGGAAATGAAAGCAGGATCTGATCTAATGTTAGTGAACAGAAACAACTATCTAAAACTATTGGAGATCATGATCCAGATAGATAGGAGAGGGAAACTTGCTCCGCATGAAAGAGAGTTTTTGCGTAACTTGGTTGAGTATTAAAAGGTTATATAATTATGGAAAAGGTAGATATTAGGCAGATCAGGTCAAACCCTGATAATCCAAGATTCATTAAGGACTATAAGTTTGAGAAGTTAGTGAAGAGCATCAGGGAGTTTCCTCAGATGTTAGAACTAAGACCTATAGTAGTGAATCAGGATATGATTGTTCTGGGAGGTAATATGAGACTCAAAGCCTGTGAGGCAGCAGGAATTGAACAAGTGCCTATCATCTTTGCAGATAATCTCACAGAGGAACAACAGAGAGAGTTCATCATTAAGGATAATTCCTCATTTGGTGAATGGGATTGGGATCTGTTGGCTAATGAATGGGATACTGAACAGCTTATCGACTGGGGTATGGATATACCCGATGACTGGGCAGTAGATGAGGTACTAGAAGCAGAGGAGGATAACTACGAAGCAGCAGATGATATCCAAACAGACATAGTCTTAGGAGACCTTATAGAGATAGGAGAACATAGGCTGCTATGTGGAGACTCTACCGATAGTGATCAGGTGGCTAAGTTGATGAATGGAGAGAAGGCTGATATGGTATTCACCGATCCTCCTTATGGCGTATCCTACGAGGGAGGACACAACAAGAAGAAGCGTGATGGTATCATTGCAGATACTCTAGCAGGAGCTGACCTATCCACACTCTTTGAAGATAGTATCAATACTGCTTGTATCTTCACTCACGACTACGCACCATTCTACATATGGTACGCATCAGGTAAATCAGTAGAGACATTCGCAGGGCTATCCAACACTCCTATATCAGTTAGGGCTATCATCGCTTGGTACAAGGTCAATAGCGGTCTAGGAGCATTTATGGCTCAGTATATACCAAACTACGAGCCGTGCATCTATGGTCATAAGGAAGGCAAGAGCATTAAATGGTACGGAGCAACTGATGAGAAAACCATATGGGAACTCAAGAATGATAACAAGAACAAACTACATCCTACACAGAAGCCAATAGAACTCCCTGAGAGAGCATTGAAGAATAGCAGTCAGGTAGGAGACATAGTATATGATGCCTTTACAGGCTCTGGCTCTACTATGGTAGCAGCACATCAACTCAAAAGAAAGTGCTATGGTATGGAACTTGACCCTAAGTATTGTCAGGTCATCATTGACCGAATGAAGAAACTAGACCCAGCACTTGAAGTGAAAATAAATGGAGAGATAAAGTAAGCAGCGTTCTTTTACACAACCTCCAAGCCCAAATCCATTGGAGGTATGATAGGGGGATAAGGTTTAGCTTCAACCATTCCCCTCTCTCTAATTAAAACAAAATGATATGGACAAAACTGAACAACATAAAAAGGCTATGCTTGAAGCTCTAGAGTCAAGTCTAGGGGTAGTTACATCTGCTTGTAAATCCGTAGGGATAGGAAGGACTACTCATTATCTGTGGATGGATAGTGATCCAGAGTATAAGAAAGCAGTAGATGATTTATCTAATGTGGCTCTGGATTATGCAGAGAGTAAACTGCATTCTCAAATCAAGAAGGAGAATCCAACGGCTATTATCTTCTATCTAAAGACTAAGGGAAAGAAGAGAGGATATGTAGAGAGACAGGAGATTGCTCATGAAGGAATGAAAACCTTCCAGATAGAGGAAGTGGATGGAGAAGATCCAAGTAAATAAAGTTTACGGACATCTAAAGAGATCAGATAAGAAGATCATAGTAGAGCAGGGAGGAACGAGATCTGGAAAGACCTATAACATCCTCCTCTGGATTATCTTCTATTATTGCCATTACAATGAAGGAAAGACTATCACGATAGCTAGAAAGACATTCCCTGCAGTTCGCTCATCTGTGATGAGAGACTTCTTGGATATCCTGAAGGGAGCAGATATATATAGAGAGGAGAATCATAACAAATCAAATTCAGAATACATCCTCAATGGAAACCTGATAGAGTTTATCTCAATGGATCAGCCTCAGAAGATCAGAGGTAGAAAGAGAGATCTAGCTTTCTTGAATGAGGCTAATGAATTGACCTTTGAGGATTGGCAGCAAATCATCTTCAGGACTAATGGGAGAATCATTCTGGATTACAACCCTTCAGATACTTTCCATTGGATCTATGATAGAGTGATTCCTAGAGACGATGCTGATTTCTATCAGACTACTTATCTGGATAATCCATTCTTAGATGATACAATCATTCAGGAGATAGAGAGATTAAAAGAAACGGATGAGCATTATTGGAGGGTTTATGGTCTTGGTGAAAGAGGAACAAATAGGGCACAGATATTTCAATTTACAACGATCCAGAAGATTCCTGAGAAGGCATCTTTTTTGGCTTATGGTTTGGACTTTGGATTCACGAATGATCCTAGTGCATTGGTGGGATGCTATCAGGAGGGTACTAATCTTTATTTTCAGGAACTTCTTTATTCTACTCGCCTTACTAATCAGGATCTGGATAGAGAGTTCAGGAAGTTAGATATAGGGAGATATGATGAGATCTTTGGTGATTCAGCAGAGCCAAAGAGTATTGAAGAACTGCACAGGATGGGATGGAATATCAAACCTACTCAGAAGGGAACGGACTCCATTAACGCAGGGATTGATATGTTGAAGAGATACAAGATCCATATATTAGGAGCAAATCTCATGAAGGAGATGGAGAACTATAAATGGTTGGAGGATAAGAATGGAAACCTCCTGAATAAGCCAGAGGATAAATACAATCACGCCATTGATGCATTGAGATATGGTGTATATAACAAACTAAGCAAACCTAACTATGGGAGATACGCAATCCGTTAGTATTGAGATTCCAGAGAATCTATCAGATATCAAATTATCTGCATATAAGAAGTTCCTTCTATTAGCGAATGAGGAGAATGGAGATGAGATGGCTCTTTATCATTTCTGTGGATTGACTCCTGATCAGCAGGAGGGAATGAAGAAGAAGGATCTGGATGAGATTAGATTCCAGATAGGAAATGTATTGAATGAGAAACCTGCATTGATTAAATCCTTCAAGTTTAAGAATAAGGAGTATGGATTTCATCCTAAGATAGAGGATATCTCTATGGGAGAGTATATAGATCTGGATACATACCTCCAAGAGCCTTACAAGAATGCTGAGAAGATATTAGGAGTGTTATATAGACCTATCACTAAGAAGATGTTTGGAAGGCATAGGATAGAGAATTATGATCCAGATAAGCATCATGGGGAGGGATTTCAGGATCTATCTGCTGACATCTTTCTAGGTTGTCTGCTTTTTTTTTATCGTATAGAAACCAACTTACAGATAACTTTCCTGAGATCTTTAGAGAAGGAGAAGAAGGATATGATCAACAATCATATTTCAGTAAGAAGTGGGGATGGTATGGAGCAGTACATCAAATTGCTAGAGGGGATCTCCTCAAATTTGAGAGAGTAACGGAGTTGCCTTTGAGAACCTGCCTTACATATCTGGAGTATGAGATAGATAAGATGGAGGTAGAGAAATCTATCATGAAAAAAAATTCTTCCATAGGTTAGGTTATTAAAATTATTTTTTCATATCTTTGAGTATCATTAAAAAGAGAGAGCAATGAGTTTATATGACAAGCTAAGATCCGAGCACAAGGAGAAACTTCAGAAGGAGTTAGCACTATATCCTACGATAACAGGGATGTTTATCAAGAGATTGAAGAATCTGGATTATCCTATTGGATTGCAGATGCAGGACATGATTACCTTATCAGGAATCATTGAGATGGAATGTAAGCCTATTAACTTTTTTAATTACTTTGAATAATGGATTACTTAGATTGGGAATTAGCAGCCTATCAAGAAGATCAGGATCATAGATGTGATCAATGTGGAGAGTATTGTGATGAAGAGTGGACATGTGAATGTGATGAGCATTTAGGGATTTAGTAGCGGAGGATTCCTAGATGATAGGAGGAGGTCAGAAATGGCTTCCTCTTTTTTTTATCCCTATTTTTACAGATAGGGTTTTTTAATTGTATGAAGAAAGGATATTATCAAATAACGGAAGCACTAGAAAGTGCGGCATCAGCAAATGACCAGATCAATCAGGTAGCATGGGGAAATATCTTTGATGTAGATTTCAGGAAGCAGGATATGTATCCTTATGCTCATATCATAACAGGGAATGCGACATTACAGGAGAGAACCATTACTTATGAGTTTGATCTTCTAGTGATGGATATAGTGGATTACTCTAAGGAGCAGAAGGATCTGATTGAGGGAAATATGATGAAGCAGGATATCTATCATAGAACACTTGCTGCTATATCTGAGATACTTGCAACATTCAGGAGAGGAGATCAGTATGATGCTTATTTCAGATTATCAAATGATCCTATTGCAGAGCCTTTTGATGAGGATATGGAGGCTAATGTATGTGGATGGAAGATAACCCTAGAGATAGAGGCTATTAACCCTAATAACATCTGCTAGATGCAGGGAGAGAATACAAAGAGAGCATTAGATAAGTTTGGGAAGTATTTGGTAAAGCAATCCAGATCTAATCTATCCAAGAAGAAGAAGAATGTAACGAATAAGTTATATGACTCTCTGGATTATGATATCAGATCTTCAAATGTATCTTTTGAGTTTGATTTCTTGATGGAAGCCTATGGAGAATGGGTGGATAAAGGAAGGAAGGCAGGAAAGAATCCTCCATTCTCTGCAATCAGGAAATGGGTTCAAGATAGGAGAATCCAATTTAGAAGTAATAAAGGGAGATTTCAGACTTATGATCAAACGGCTTGGGCAGTAGTCAAGAAGATTGGGAGAGATGGTATTGAAGCCTCTAACTTTTATTCTAGACCATTTCAATTAGGATATAATAAACTACCTAATGAATTGGTGGAAGCATATGCTTTAGATATGGAGGAATTCATAGAATTCACGATAGATAAATTAAACGAAGAATACAAAAATGGCAATAGTTAGCCCTACAGGATTATTAGGAACTAGATCACCGATCCTGATTACTTGGAATGGAACAGGTGTGGCAGTAAGTGATATAGTATATTTTAATCTGGAGATATATGCTTGGACAGGAGATAAGGATGTAAGACCTGCAGATCCTGTTTATACGATTGATAGAACCACAGGATTTGTAGATTCATATCCTACTGCAGATATAGCTCCTCTTCTGGAGGATGAGTTTAATCATAGAGTTAGCAAACTAGATCAGGATGATTTCGTAGTGATGTCTCCTGATAGCCTTCTATGGGTAGAGGTAGATTATGATATTGAGTATATAGATGCAGGATTTGTAGTGAATGATACAGGTACTACTACTCGCTTTTTAGCAGTATATGGATATTCTCATTTTGTAGATGGTGCAAATAAGGATGTTGCTCAGGAGATATTGATGGAAGATCAGTATAGATATCTCTATGAGTTTGATACTTATAATATGCCTATCTATCTGGGAGATGTAGGAAGTAGTTATCAAACGGATGCAGTAAAGATTAAGATAGTGGGATCTGATGGAACATCTGATGAGATTAGTATCACTAATAAGACAGGTGAAGATGCTCAGGATAGGGTTTTATTGTTTCCTGTGGGAGTTCCTAATCTATCAAACTTTCTATTTGATAATAGCTTAACAGGACTGACAGAACCTCGCTTATTAGATTGGTGGGATGTTCAGATTCTTGATAGCGTTAATGCAGTAGTTGATTCAAGAAGATTCTACAATCAATGTGAGCCTAAGTATGATCCTATTCAGTTGCAGTTTATCAATAAATGGGGGATGTGGGATACATTGACATTCTTCAAAAGATCTGATCAGGATATGAATATCCAGAAAGAAACCTATAGAGAGGTAGTAGGATCAGCAGGAACTTCAGGATATACTTGGGGAAATCAGTCCAGAGGAATCAGATCCTACAATCATGAGATGAAGAAAAGCATCACTTTGAATTCTGGATTAGTAGATGAGAATACAAGTGATCTTCTGGAGCAGTTGATGATGAGTGAGTATGTATTGATGACTATCAACAGAACCACTACAAGGGTTGCAGATACATATACGATTGCTCAGGATTTCAGAGCAGTAAATATTCTTACAGATAGTCTAAGATTGCAGAAACATATCAATGATAAGACTATCAATTATTCTATTCAGGTGGAGTTCTCTACTCCAGATAATTCAGTACTATGATAGAGATCTATATTGGATCAGAGAGATTAGATACATTCAAGGATGAGGATGTGAATATCAAGTTGAGCATTCAGAATGTGAAGGATATCAGCAAACTATTTATGGATTATACTCAGAACTTTCAAGTTCCTGCATCCACTAAGAATAATAAGGTATTCAAGCACTATTACAATGCAGATATAGATGGAGGATTCAATGCATCTCTGAGACAGGATGCTACTCTGTTTGTGAATAAGGAGGTATTCAGAGAGGGAAGTATTGAGTTGCTTTCTGTTGATATGAAGAATGATAAGCCTTCTGCATATGATGTGGTATTCTACTCAGCAGGAGTAAACCTTAAGGATCTGTTTGGGGAGGATGAATTAATAGACCTTGATCTATCAGCATATGATCATGCATATGATGGAGCAGTGATCAGAGGAGCGATGGAGGGAACTACTCCTCTTCATTCTGGAAATGTTATCTATCCATTGATATCTCCTGTTGATGATTGGTTTTATGATTCAGGATCTTCTGTTCATGATGATAATGATATAGCATATCACACGACCAATGATAATCACGGATTAGATTATTATGAGTTGAAACCTGCAATCAGGATCAGCAAGTTGATAGATGCTATAGAGGCGAAGTATGGAATTACTTTCACTTCTGATTTCTTTGCAGATAGTAAATTCACAGATCTCTTCCTCTGGGGACATAGAAGGGATGGATATATGTTCTTCAATCAGCAGAATGGATTCACAGCACAGAAAATAGACTTCACTTCTGCTACAGGTTTGTTTGATGCGACAACAGATTTATATACCAATAATAGTTTTATAACCACTTTGATTTGGAAGTATAGTATTACATCTGTGAATGATTATCAGGTGCATTGGTATATAAATGGTGAATATGTAATGAGCAGACAGCATTCAGGAAGTGTTACCAATCAGGAGGTATATCTGAATGCATGGCTAAAGGGAGGAGATAAGATTCAAATGAGATTCTCGCCTCCTACAGATTGGGGAGGAGAAACAATAACTATTACAAGCAGTAGTATATCAGGCAGACCTTCATCAGGAGCAGCAGATGTATTTACAGCAACAACAAGCACATCTCAATCATTTACTACTGATGTGATAATGAGTGATCAGATGCCTGAGATGAAGGTTTATGATTTTATGATAGGGCTTGTGAAGATGTTCAATCTGGTGATAGATCCTGTGAGCCTGACTAAGTTCAATATTGAGCCTCTGGATGATTGGTATGCTGATGGGAATAATTATGATATAACAGAGCATGTAGATATCAGTAGTATAAAGGTGGTGAAACCTGAGTTGAATAGGAGGATATCATTCAAGTATCAGGAATCAGGATCATATATAGAAGAAGCCTACAGGAATGCTAATGGAGGAGTAGGATATGGAGATCTAAGAGCAGACTTTAATTTTGATGGACCAGAGTTATCCAATGAGACAACATTTGAGTTGATGAAATATCAGAAGATGGATGATCTTAATAATGGAGTAACTAACTTTTTAGTAGGTAAGAGTATTGATAAGGAAGGGAAGCCTTATATAGGTGCTCCTGTTATCTTCTATTCTCCTTCTACGATAGATATCTCTGCTTATCCTATTGGATTCATAGATGAGACAGGAAGAACGACTACTCCTAGTGATCAGGTATATCTTATTGGGAATATTAATAACCGAGTTGCTGCAGATGTAACTCAGATGTTGTCTTATGGATTGGAAGTTGATGCTTTTCACGAACAGAGTTTTGTACAGACCTTATACGATCAATTCTGGGAAGATTATATCACAGATCTCTACTCTACTCAGAGGAGAGTCTATCAGATGAAGGCAATCCTTCCTGCTAAGGTATCTTCTAGATTAAAGATGAATGATAAGTTAGATATCAATGGGAGAAGATATGTAATCAACGAGATCCAGATAAACCTTAGAACGGATGAGGCTAGTTTGGAACTTCTAAACGATGTGTGATGGACTTGGGTTTTATAATAGAGCAACTTCAGAAGAATGAAGCTATTGATCAGGATATGATGATAGCAAAGGGAGAGTGGAAGATCCTAACTAAATGGAGTGAGGCTAAAGAACAGATTAGATGGCGGTCAAGAAAGAAATAGAGATCAATGTAAATACTAGCAGTGCAGAGAAGAATGTAGATGATCTTAATAAGGGATTATCTGGAGTTACTGCACAGGCTGATAAACTTACAGGAGGACTAGTATCTGGATTCAAGAATGGGATAACAGGGATTAAGAATGCTATTAAGGGATTCAAATCTCTGAAGGTTGCTATTGCATCCACAGGGATAGGTCTTTTGGTGGTTGCTCTTGGATCATTAGTAACATTCTTTAGCAAGACTCAGAGAGGAGCGGATAAACTCTCTCAGGCAATGAAGGGTATTGGTGCAGTAGTAGATGTGCTGATTGATCGTGTTTCCTCCTTTGGAGAAGGTTTATTCAAAATTCTTTCAGGAGATTTCTCAGAAGGCTTAGATATACTCAAAGGTTCATTCTCTGGTA